CTATTCCTTACTCCAAATCCGTCTGTTGATCTTCCTATGTATGGCATATGTTATTCCGTCTTACCAGTATCTGGATTAAATGTCTTATTTAAATTTTTCATTGAATTTTGCCAATTATCAATTTGCGTCTTACACAAATCATATGCGTCTTTAATGTAGTCATCATCTGACTTTCCATCAACTATAGTAAGCCATTTGTCAATTGCATAAAAATTATTTTTTTCATCTGTAATTGCAAAACCTACTCGTTTTTTTAATGTACCATCATCTGAAAGAGTATTCTTTTCATTTACTTTTTCATCAGTAAAATCTTTTATTTTATAAGTTAATGCCATTTTAAATATCTCCTTTATGCTGCTAATACACCTACTGTGTAAGCTGTATCACCACCTCTAGTATTTTTTAATGTAAATTGATATTGGCTTCCTGAACTAAATACACAAGCCATTTTACCATCTGTGTCTGAAACAGCAAAATTTGTATCCCCAGTAAGATTAAATTCACTACCAATCCAAGAAACAAAAAACAAATTTGCATAACCTGTACTATGAACAGTTAATATAACAAGCATCCCTCCAGCAGGTGTGCCTGAAGTTATAGTTACAGTTGCATCGTCTGCTAAAGTAAAAGTTGCAAAATTAGTCGTACTAATTCTAATAGCATCTACCTGACCTATACTCATAAATGTTTCACTATTTGCCGTAAAACCTAAAGAATGAGTGTTATTATCATATGTTATTTGTCCTGCATCTGTGTCATCTACATCACCAAAACATATTCTTGAAACATTGTTTGCATCAGTTAATAAAGACATACCAACAGCACCTGTGCCACCAACAACAAGATTATCAGCAGATGTGTTCGCTGTTCCAAAATTACTTGTTGTTTGGTCGCCTACATCTAAAATTAATCCTTTATCTGCAAGATGAGTTAAAGTGACATCGTTATCTGCTCCAAAATTTAACGCTGCACTGTCTGATGCAAGACTTAAATCATCTCCTACAGAAACATCTCCTGTAAACGTACCATCTACGGCTGTAAGGTTTTGTGCCGCAGGATGTGTTGCTGTACTTACTGGTGTATTGTGGTGCATTACATAAATATTATTCGTGCCACTTGGAGGAGCACCAGTAAACGTCAATGTAGTACCACTAATTGCATATGCTGTTGTTGGTATCTGTCTTACGTTCTCAACATAAACAGCTACACCATTTGTCGTTGCTGGTTTAGATAATGTAAATGCAGTCGTACTACCATTACCACTAAATGTATCTTTAGTGACTGATGCAAAGTTTACTGCTGGTGTGTTTCCTATATATGGCATTAGGTTATCTCCTACTCACTAATTGCATCAACAACAGAAACCCAAACATCTGCTGAACTTGCTGTATTACTTTGCACTTTTAAAACATCATTATTCTGCATAACAATTTTAGCACCACCATCTAAAACTTGAATTGCACCCCCAGTAGGCACTGGTGCATTTTTAACAATGTAAAAATCATTTGAGCCATCATGGATAAATACATCTATTGTAATTTGACTTGTTGTTGTATTTGCTACATTTATTCCTACTATGGCATCATCTGAATTTGCTGTTCTTAACGTAGAAGCACTTGTTCCAACATTTCTTGCTTTATCTCTTTCAAAATCTTGTGCCATTATATTCTCCTATTCACAACGCTATAGCCATAGCTGTAGCGAACCCTTTTGTAGCTAATTCTTTACCTTCAACTGCTAATACACCTGCACTTGCTCTGGATAAAGTTGTATCACTTGCATGACCTAATTCTATATTACCAGATGTTGTTAAACTTGTTAAAGTTCCAACTGATGTAATATTAGTTTGTGCTGCAGTTTGTAATGTACCTGCTAACTGTGTCGCTGTTAGTCTTCCTGTACTTGGATTATAAGTTAAATCACCATCACTCTCTAATCCAAGATTACCACCATCTACATCGCCACCTGCCGTAAAGACAATCGCATTATCTTCATTTGTGCTTTCATTGTCTGTAATTGTAACTGTAGTAGCAACTGCAGCAGTTCCAGAGTAACCACTAGAAGTAATTGTTCCTAATGAAGCACCACCATCTGAAAAAGTTATTGTACCACCATCTGCATCTAATGTGATACCACCACTTGAATCTAGTGTTACAGTTGTTCCTGCAAGTTCTGCCGTACCATCTGCCGTAATTTGTATGTTAGCTGCTGCTGCATTGTCATCAGTTGTAACAATATCTAATGTGCCATTTGTTCCTACTGTTATAGTGGCTGTATCACTAGTAGAACCTGTCATGGTAATGACTTTGCCATCAATTGCCACATCATCTACAGTAAGAGCTGTAAGCGTTCCTAATGATGTAATATTAGTTTGTGCGGCTGTTGTTAGAGTTACATCAGCTATGTATGTTTTTACACGGCTCATGTCAGCACGTCTGTTTGTGCCACCTCCACCATCGTCAACTATGATCTCATCTGCATCTGCAAGAGCAGCACCTATATCTGTTCCACCATCAATATCCAATGCACTGATGGCAACTTTACCTGCTGTTGATATTGTATCAAGTTTAGTATCAGCAATCGCTGCACTCGATTTTATATCAGCATTAACAATGTTTGTTATTGTGTTATTATCAGAATCTATACTTTTGTTTGTTAATGTTTGTGTTATTGTTGTAGCAACTAAATCTGATGTAGTGGTAACATTTGCACCATGATCTGGGAGCCTTAACGTATTGGCTGCTTGTGCAGAATGTGGTGCACCAATAAGAGTTTGTGCATGAGCATTTGAACTTTCACAATAGAACTTAATCTGTGATACAGCACCACCATCATTTTTAAGATCAATCAAACCACCTGCAATAAACAAATCATGTGGTATGGATACATGACCATCTGCATCTTCAAAAACTGCTTTATCAGCAGGGTATGTCATAAATATAGTTCTTGTACCAGATGACCAGTTGACAGCACTATTTGAGTTAGAACTTGCTAATATAGTTGTTCTGGCTAATGTAGTTCCAGAAGATGTAAATGTGCCAATACCAATTTCAAAATCAGTATTGTCAGTACAACAATAGTAAGTTGTATCGCTGTTATCAAGATTAGCAGTAAAAGTCTCAAAACCAGTTACAGCACCAGCTAACGTATATGTTCCAGTGCCTGTTGTGGTTGTAGTTTCTTTTACTCTATCATGTATTTCTAAGGCCATTACTTCAACTCAATACTCAAGTTATTTGTGTTAATTCTAAATATATCGTTTTGTGCTAAAGTTTTACTTGCATCCAAAGCACCTACAAACAGTATGTTACCACTTGAACTTGCGTCTACGATAAATACATGAGTGATTGTAACGTTCCCACTGTCTGTCTTTGCAGGAAACTCAATTTCACTTGCATTTTTTGCTGTCTGTGTATCTGTTGAGTCAGCACCTATTGTTGTCCAATTAGATGCAGTTACTTGCTGTCTAAGGTATCCACCAAAACTTGCCTCTGTTAAAGAACCAGTTTCAGCCGCAGATACTGCTGTTGCTAGTCCAACATATATACTGTCACCTGGACTTGAAAAACTAAGAGAATTATTTTTAAATAAAAAATTTAATAATCTTCTTTCTAAATAGTTGGTTGCTGCGTTTGAGGTTGCCATAATTTATCTCCTATGTCCTTGCTCTTCTAGGTAATCCTTGCCTATAAGCATCAGCATTTTCCCTAGCCTCACCTAAATCTTTTAATCTCATAAGTTCTTCATTAAATCTTTTTTCATACATAACTAAAACGTCTTGTTCACCTTTCATAAAAATGTAAGCTTCATATAACGCTCCATATAACATAGCATTTCGTGCATTCGTGCTCAACCATGTTGTTGTAGTATCACTTGATATGGCAGATATAGCTGAAGAGGCACCCGTTGTGCCCCCTGTTACTGTTTCACCACTTGTAAACGCAGTTGTTGGAACAATGATTGTTAATTTGTTTGTACTGTCGTTTTTACTTTGTATTGTAGCTGTAGCACCGCTAGAGGCCCCTGTAATAACCTCATTAGCTGCCAAACTAGATGAAGAAGCTACTGTTAATTCAATTGTGCTATCTGCTAAACTTGTAGGTCGATAGTAATAATGTAATTCCACAGAATAGTTACTATTAGGTGTTGGCGCGAGTATAAAATTATTTACATCAAATCGTGCGTAATATTTAGGTGCACCAGTTGTAGAACTATTTGGATTATACTCCTGTATAAAATTTACATCTTTTTCTAACAAAAATTCTATATTGCTAGAATTTGTTATAGATAAACTAAAAGAGGCTAAGTAATCATCTGGCACAGATAAAAACCTATCTGAGGATGTTGTAGCACTTGTTACGTTTTTACGAAATACTTCAAAGTCAACTGATTTAAATATCCTATTTTCAGTTGCTCTAATAAATTCTCTTAAATTATTAACAAAAGTAGTTTCACTATTTTCTGAGTAGTCTTGTATGGCTGACTTTAATGTTGTTAAAGTAAAACTCATTTAATCCTCCAATGTGACAGGACCAGCGGAAGCTATGCCACCCCCACCTTTTATTAAACCAGTAACAGCCGTACCTGTTACAGATATTGTATAATTATTTTCATCTACAACACTCACAATCGTAAACCCACTTGAGTTTTCCATTGCACTACTTGTAATACCGTCAAAAGGTGCAACGTCTCTAAACCTTACTGTGCTTGAAGCTGATCTTCCATGAGCATGTTCTTGAACGGTTACTGTTGTAGGATTTACACTAGCCGCTCCCGTTGTAAAAGGGTTTAATCTTAATAATACAGCGACTGCCGGTTCTGTTCTTGAGGGCCTAGCATCTCTTAAAGCCTGCGCATCAGCTTTTTTTGGTCTTGGATCTAATTGAGGGTGCTTACGCTCGTACTCTGATTTAGCTACAATAGAACCATTCCACTCTCTTACCTTATGACGATATGGAAACTTTAATCCACTTCTGTCTGATATAAAATAAGCATTTTTTCCAGATGAAAAACTCATTAACCCACCTTATAATAATCCATACTAGGCGTAATATTAAACGAGGACCTGTCTCTGTCTTCAGCCATAGCTCTATCAAACTCCTCTTCATACACACTTTTTAATAATTGTATTCTTTCTGGCGCTCTTTTAAGTGAAATATAATAAGCTAATCCAGCTGTTAAACAAGGGTAAAAACGAAAAGGTATTTCTAATGTATTTTGAGCAGTATCAGCATCATTCATTCTTGTAAGAGCATCGTACCTAATTACGTCTGTGCTGTTTTCAGGAGCAGGCCATATTTTTAAATTAGGAGTTATTTGTCTGTCTAAGAAAAATTGTGTAGGTCTACCTGTGCTTGTTTTTGTTGGAATAGCTAGATAAACATCTCTACTAATCCTAGTCATATTAAAATCAGTATTACTTCTTCTTACTACAGCAGATAAGATGTCTATAACATCTGTACCTAAATCATACTCAGTATCATCAGCAGTTACTGTTTGTGTTCTCTGTTCTATTGTCCATTGATTTAAACCACGGTTTGCCCACTCAGCTAACATTAAATTTAATGATCTACGAGCACTTTTAAGATCGTATCCTGTTCTTACTTCAAGACCACATCTTTCAAAAGCTTCTTCTATATACTCATCAACAGCTGGTTCAAAGTTGGTTGATCCTGATAAAGCCATTTAATCCTCATTGTACAAATTATCAAAAATTCTATTTACGTCTAATGTATAGTCTAAATCAGATTTAGAATAATGTACATACTGTGATGGTTTAAAATCTGGAGCACCTACTCCTGTTTCAAACCATGCTGGATGTGTAACACGAACTCGATTGTTTGGCAATGCTACAAGATTACCTGTCCATTCTCCTGCATCTAACAAATACATTACATGACTTTGTTTATGTTGTGCTGGATCATCAGCTATCTCACTTTCAGAATAATCAACTGTAAACAGGTATTTAGCAGGATAAAAAGCACCACCAATTTTAGCCATCCAGGGACAAGGTGTAGCTCTATCTAAAGTGTAAACAGCGTGTGTGTAAGAAGAACAATCCCAAGGTTGCGCGTCATGCACAGCCATAGAATCTGGCCATTCATCAACTACAATATCTGCCATGAGAGCTGTTATGGGCATTCTCGCCCACATAGCACCGCCATGTACGTTGGGATTTTTGGTATCATCTGTTTCACAACCAGTAAATATAAGTTGAAAACTAAGGCATCTATTTGGTATGGTCGTGACTGCAATAGCCATGGCGTGTAAAAACTCGCCATGGTAGTTTGTATGATTACAGGTGTATTCCCTTCTTACCCAACATTTAAAATGTGGAATATTGCTTTGTAAGTAGGGCATTATCTTCTGCTTTTAGCAGCTCCACCTTTTCTCATCATTTTCTTTTTCATGGCTCCACCATTCATCATTTTTCTAGGTGTTACTTTACCGCCGGCTTTGTAACCCTTTTTTCTCATGGCTCCACCATTCATCATTTTTTTAGGTTTAGCTTTAATAGCTTTTATAGCACCACCAAGCTTATACCCTTTTTTTACTTTACCGCCTGCTTTATAACCTTTTTTCTTTTTTACTTTACCACCGTTTTTCATAAAACCCATTTTATTACGAACAGCTTTAGGTAATTTTTTTAATCCTTTGTTTTTTGCAGGTACTTTTTTCATGGCCATAGTTTTCTCCTTATTTAAACCAACTTACAGTTAAATTAGCAAGAACTCCAATAGCTCCTGCTACACCCATCATAACCCAAAAAGCCCCTCTCCAGCGGCTGGCTGTTTCTCTTAATTGAATTATATCTGAGCGCATTTCTTTCATGTCTTCTTGAAGGGCCTCAACACGTTCTTCCAAACGTGCCAAAGCAACTTCAAGTTTATGTTCTGTTTTTTGAGCCATCCTCAAAATTCTTTTTTCAAGTAAAGTATAATAGTATAGGTGTCTCCACTACTGTGACCCACAGTAGTAAACTTGATGTCACCTGTTTTACCTGAACCAGCATTGTTAGTTAAACCACCAAAAGAGGTGTAGTCGTGATAACCAGATTGATTTTCACCTAACTGTATTGCTAAAACATCTGAAGTAGCATCAAATAAAATGCTTACTTTCATTCCCGTACATTGCCACCATATTTTTTGTATGGTAGCTCCTGTACAAGCTACTCCGTTTGCACTTGAGGCTAGACCACTAACATCGACTTTAGTAACGGCACTTTCACCTGTGCCGTCACTTACGTTTGTTAATTTGATTACAGCATATCTAGGACCGTCATCAATAGTTTGACTTGCTACTGTATCAGCCATTTTGTCCTCCTAATTAAGCCTCGTAACCAAATAATTCTATTAAAAGCTTACCGGCTGTGTAATCAGCGTCTGTTGTGTCGCCAAGAGTTAAATATAAAAACTCATCTGCCGCAGGAACCGCCGCAAATATACCAACTTTACCTAATGTAGAATCTCCATTGTTAAGAAGTAGAGTTTCTGTCAAATCACTTATAGCTCCATCCTCAACACCTGTGCTTTCTGTAGCAGAGTGTACATTAATATCCGGATCACCACCAGCAGGTGCTTCAAAACAAGTCATACGACCTGCTAAAATTGTGCCATTTCTAGCGGCAGTAATTTGCCCAATATGACAAACATTAGATGTACCATTAACACCAATAATATCGCCAGATGCTGTTGACCTTAATCCTGTTAAATCAATAAGAATGTTTGTATGTATTATACCACCTGTTCTTATAACGGAACTTCTATAAATAGTTCCTGTTCCACCAGTAATACCTGTGCCAGCTTCTGTGGCTAAAGTATTAGCATCAAAAGACGCTACACCAGTTGAACTTATGCTTGAAAGAGTTGTAAAGGCACCAGTTGTTGAACTTTTACTTACAGAAGTAAAGCCTCCTTCGGAACGGACTGGACCTGAAAAAGTTGTATTACCCATGAAAATCCTCCTTGTCTTGGGTTAGTCTGCTTATGCAGTCAAGGTTTATAAAACTATATAACAAAAAAGGGCGGCCTGCAAGCCGCCCTTTTACACTTGTTAATTTTTTTTATTTAAGCACCCGCTGTGCCAAATACACAACGCCAGTCAGATACACCAAAAGAGTATCTTTCTCTTGCTTTAAATCTCATATTGCCTGTATCAAAATCACCTTCCATAGCTGTTTTGATTGGGCTTCTGTTAAACAATTTAAAACCATTTGGTGCGTCAGTCTTGATAAAAAACGCATCAGTGTCTGTCAAAAAATGATTTACGACAGCACCTTGTGGAAGCATACCCATGCTTCTTAACGCATTAATATCATTATCAGCAGTTGCAGTTCTAAGGTTTGTCGCCATTAATCTTTCCGCAATAAACTGTAGTTCTTTTGGAATAATTAATTTTGTGCCTCTAATTGCAACTTTTAAACCACGCTCATCTGTAATTCCAGATATATCAATAAGCATTTGCTCAAGAGAAGTTTCGTTAAGATCCGCAGCGGTGCTTAACTGATTTCTTTGATTACCGCTTAATGATGGGTGTGCAGAAGAACATAAAGCCGCACCGTCACCAATTGGTGAAGATGTGCTAAAAGCGTTGTTTAAAATTGACGCAGCTTTAATTTGCTTTGTCTGTGCCATTGATCTCGCTAAAGCTTTAGTATAGCGTGACGCCAACCTGTCATACAAGTTATCCTCAATAGCTTCTTCAGTAATTGAGAAAGCTAATGCAATTGTTTCCATTGTATAACGAGCTGTATACGTCTCTTGTGCTGAGTCAAAGGTAATTGCTGAACCTTCTTCTTTCACAGGAGCTGTAGTAAAGCCTGCAAGCATGACCTCTTCTTCAAACGCTCTATCTGAAGTTTCTTCATCAAAAATCTCAGAATGCTCGTTTTCATATCGATCATACTCAAGTCCGAATAGCGCGTTTAATCCCGGCTCTAATTCTTTAGCCAGTTGTGCTCTAGATATTGCCATAATTTACCTCCTATATTCCGGTATTTGCGGCGGTGCCTACAGCAGCAGCAAAGCCTGAATTAAAATGAGCATTTAGGCGAACAATATATTGATGTCCGACAGCAGAAAAATCTTCGTTAGCTGGATCATCATAAATGCCAACAATACGCACATCAAGGTTAGCTGTTGTAGCAGCTGTACTAATATCAAGCATATCACTTGATTTACCTGTGTTTGTACTACCATTGTTAACACTCGCCATGTCACAGTTAGCAAAAGTATCTGCTAAAGCTGTGGCTCTATCGGTGTTAGTACCGTCTGCAACAACAGTATAAAGTTGCATCGGGTTATCGAATACGAAAGCTTTGACAGGGAAATTCGTGTCAACGCTAACGCTGTTTGAACCGGGCCAATAGTTCAAGAAAGTAGTCTTCTTAGTTGTTGAGTCCACATACTCTACCCCAGCTAAAACGCCTAGTGGTGCTACTGCCTGATCGGAAATAGCAATTGTGCCACCAGCAAGCGGTATAACAATACCACCGTTGTATATAGCTGTTGTATAGTTTGATGCAATCTCATACTTGGTTGTGCCTGTTGATGTAACATCACTACCAGTTAAACCAATTGGACGAAGACCATAGCCACCAGTTAAAGTGTTTGCCATCTTTTTGTCTCCTTAAAATAGCAGGTGATCATTTTTTTGGACCACCAAAGGTTACTCTTGATTGACGATCAGGTTTACTAATCGTCATGGTTGAATGAGAATTTTCTCGCATCATATCAGAATCCACCGCATCCATTTGATCTTGAGTTTTCTCACGAAAATACTCATTTCTCTCCTGAACAGTCTCTTCCGGTATTCTTGCAAGGACTAGACCACCTTGTCCAAAAACACCTGTATATTTGCCTGATTCAATAACTGGAGCTTCAAACTCCGGATATTCATCTTTACGAACTAATTCATAACCTTCACGCAGTCTAGAAGAAATATTCTTCGTATCGTCAAAGCCACGAACTTCCGCTCGTATCCATCTATGCCGATAACCATCTGGCGCAGGCGGTGCTTCTAGTATTGACGGCGGTGCCCAAGGCTTACGCCGCGTTTGCTTGTTTCTAGTCTTATTAGCGCGAGGAGTTCGATCTACGCCGTTCACATCTATTTCTGTAATTGTTTCTGACATTTATTTTACTCCTTAACGTATTTTGCATATTCTTCAAGTGGAACTCCCAGCTTATTTGCCATTGCAACCTGACTGGAGGATAACTTGACTCTTCTTTTGCGCCCAGTTCCTTTAGCGGTTCTTGTAACGGAAGCCACATTTTGGGCGGGTCTTCTGCTTCCGTTTCCGTTAGTGCCAAGCTTATGAGGAAATTCTGTCTCCATTCGCTTGTCTAATTCAGTATAGTACTCATCTGTTCTTGGGTCAAACCCTTCTTCTTCAATTAATTTTTTATGAATACCAAAAGCTGCGTATGTCATGGCCTCGTCTTGACCAAACCATTCATTGTTTTTAGCCCAATCCTCTGCTTTTGGATCAGGTTGTTGCTGTGGCTGCTGCGGTTGAACCGGTGCAGGTTGTTGCGTTTGTTGAGGAACCTCTTCACCTTTCTCTTCTTCTGGCTGTTGTGCCTTGGCCAAACGTACACGTTCTTTAGCAACAGATAATTCTGATAGTTTTTTCTGTGCTTGTATTGTAGCATCAGTGTCTCCAGAGTTCATAGCCTGCCTAAGAGACGCTTCAGCAGATGCTAATTCACTATCAACCCTTTGGGAGTACTCAGTAACATACCCTTGGTCTAGCGTCTTTAAACGGCCTTTAAGACTATCTGCTTCTGCTTTTATTTTCTTTGCATAATCGATAGCAGCCTGTTCACGCCTTTCTGCTTCACGCATCTTTTTAGTAAGACGATCAATGCGTTTCTTCGATTCGGAGACTGTCTGCTCTTGTTCATTAACTTGCTCAACCTCAACATCAGAGGTGGCTTCTTGCGCGTTGCCTTTTTCATCAACTTCTATCTCTACACTTTCTTGTCTTGGTTCTACTTCTAAATCTAATTCTGCTTGTTTTTGCTCTGCCATTTGATCCTCAATGTAATATGTCTTCAGGGTTTAAGATTGTTGCGAGTATCTCATCGTCATTTAAAATTTTAACTTCACCACCGTCTATTTTAAAACGGGAGCCAGAATAACGTGCAAAAATTACCCAGTCTTTTTCCTGACACCAAGGTCCTGTTTCAAACTTAGTTTTGTCTTTATAAGCTAAAGGTCCCATCTTTAAAACATATCCTACCTGTGTAGATACTTGATTTTCTTCTATAACTTTATCAGGCAGTAAAACACCACCCTCAGTTTTACCCTTACCTTTGTAAGGTAAAACAAGTAAACGCCAACCAGTTGGTTTAGGCATACGTTCAAGTAAAGATTTGTTTAAAAGTTTTGGATCTAGTACAAGATCATTTTGATTTATATATGCAGGTTTTATATCAACTGCTGAAGATTTAGTCATCCATTCGCTCCTGTTTATTTAGCAGGCTCTTGAGTTCCTGTTCAATATAGTCTAATGAACTAAGGTTTCCCATTAGTTCTTTGTAGTGTTCCATGTTCTTTGTATCGAATAGCCAACCTTCGTTTTGAGCCGAAAAGCCAAATCCTTGGCCTTTAAGATCAATTGGATTTGCGAATAAATAATCACAACCTTTTTTAATAATCTTTTCTTTAATTGTTATTCTTGCTTCTTCAATAGATCCTGTAAAAGCGCAAAAGCCCACAAAAATTTGGTTATCTTTTTTTGATTTACTAATTGTTTTTAAAATATCTGGGACTAGCTCAAAGTTTTTATTCAAATGAGCATTAATTTGATTTTTTGGAATTTTAGCTGAGGTATCAGAGGTTATTTTGAAATCAGATACTGCTGCATTCATGAAAAAATAATCGCAATTTGATATTTCATTATTAAGTGCCCTAATTAAATCAACACTAGTCTCAATTTCATATCTTTTTATTCCATCAGTAATATC